AGGAGAAATCCTCAAAAGATACGGCAAGCTAAGGCCAAAACGAAACAGCTAGTACGCAAACTTACAAGGAATAACTAACACTTATGACTCAAACAAAAAGTCATGGGCTTGTTAACTACAAGCTCTTGAGATATGTGGTGCATACTAATAAGAATGAATATATCATTCATGCTTGCGACGACATAGAAGCTGGTTACAGAGCTATCAACTTATCAGGGTTACTTGATGAAGAACTCAAGGATGTAGCTCCTTGTAGTGACGACGACACACGTGAGCAATGGACACCTGGATATGGCTAAACATAAAAGACGTTACTTTCCAAATAAGTATAAGTTAGTTAGTAATACTAATTCAGACTTATTTCCACAGATACCATACGATTCATTTTATGAGGATCTTATCTACCATTGGTCGATACCTTTATCGCATGATTGCGTAATCAGATCGACTTGTTTAAAGACAGGCAAGGTCAAGGAACGTTCATATAAATATCGGACTGCTGCATACAAATTCATAGAGAAAAACTATCAGACACATGAATTTCTTGTAGCTGATCACGATTCCGTACACATACTTTCACCTAATCCATCGAGGTATAACAATGAGGAAAAGAACACAACAGATTAGATTCGCTGAACTAATCAAGGACATCAAGAAGCATCCACATAAGGAGGAATTGATATCTTTAATGAATGAGCAAGTAGCAGATGATACATACAAACTAGTATTGTAGTGACTGATACATTTACAAATCTAGTCTTTCTATCTAACCTACCACGAACTTCGACATAAGAGATGCAACTACTGAGCTTTGGTAATTTCTATCTTGGTAAAGATAAAGAAAGCTTTGTAAAATTTGATATACACCTAGGTAGATATCGCCTAGAGTATGAACGTCCAAACTTTAACAAGGACGATG